TGCTCGGAGTTGCGGGTGTTTTTGGCGGGGCTTTGTTTGCTGCTATGCACGGAAGCCTTGTTACTTCCTCAATCATTCGGGAGACCACGGAAACTGAGTCACAGAATTATGGATATAAGTTTGGTCAAGAAGGCGAGACTTATAACATAGTTGCTGCACACGGATACTTTGGCAGACTTATATTTCAATATGCTTCTTTCAATAATTCTCGTTCTCTACATTTCTTTCTTGGTACTTTCCCCGTGGTTGGCATATGGCTTACCTCCATGGGAATCTGCACTATGGCTTTCAACCTTAATGGTTTTAACTTTAACCAGTCCATAGTTGATGTTAATGGGAAAGTAATTCCTACTTGGGCTGATGTAGTCAACCGAGCTAACCTCGGTTTTGAAGTTATGCACGAGCGTAATGCTCATAACTTCCCACTCGACCTAGCTAACGCTGAGTCTTCACAAATTGCACTAACAGCACCAGAAATTGCTTGAAAAAATTTTTATATATTTAACATTTATAACTAATTTATTTATTTGCTCAGGCGTTATACGCCACTGGAATAATATGCCACACCAAAATTCAACAATGAAAGCTGGAGTAAGTTCTTACATTGAACCACCAGAAACAAAAGAAGAAGAGTACAAATCATTAGAGGAAGCTCTTACGGGTGAAAAATACCCAGAACCAAAAGGAGACCCATCTTATTAATATGGCTGAAAACGTAAGACGCTGGAAAGAAGAAACAACAGGTAGAAAAGAAACACCTATTGTTGTAGAGAAACCAGCAAAGAAAACAACTAAAAAGTAAAGCTACGTCCGTTCATCCCTTCGGGGACGCATGACTCCTAAGCATGGAACGGGGCTTAGGTATATGGAGATGACACATGAAAGTTACTTTCGTATATCGTGGCGTTGCTTACACAAGAGTAATCGGTTAAGCGGTCCGGGAGGTGCAAGTCCTCCCTACTCAATTTGGCTTTTTGCCCGTACGCGGATACCAATTAGCCGTCATGACGGTGGGATAGACCACAAAACACATGAGTCCAATTAAGACTCACAACTTTTTGCGCAAGAAGATGAAGTAATATACCCTCAATTTTTAACGGAAAATGGCTCAACAGTCCACAGGGATGCAGTCGTCCGTAACTATGCCCGGTGCTAGTAATAGTGCTGGTGATAGACGTGCGTTGTATCTTAAATTATTTTCCGGGGAAATGTTCAAAGGATTCCAGCATCAAACAATAGCTAGGGATCTTATCATGAAGAGAAGTCTTACCAATGGTAAGAGTTTACAGTTCATATATACAGGTCGTACATCTGCTGAATATCATACTCCCGGAAACAGTATCCTCGGTAACTCTGATGGTACTCCTCCAGTAGCAGAGAAAACAATCACAGTTGATGATCTCTTAATCTCAAGTGCATTTATTTATGAATTAGATGAGACACTTGCTCATTACGATTTAAGATCAGAAATTTCAAGAAAGATTGGTTTTGCTCTCGCTGAAAAATATGACCGTCTTGCATTCCGTGCCGTAACTCGCGGTGCTCGTGTTGCAAGTCCTATCACTAAGACTGACTTTGTTGAACCCGGTGGTACTCAGATTCGTGTAGGTTCTACTACAAACGATTCTGACGCTTATAGCGCAACCAACCTAGTCAACGCTTTCTACGATGCAGCTGCTGCATTAGACGAGAAAGGTGTTAGCTCTGAAGGTAGAGTTGGTGTTCTTAACCCAAGACAATACTATTCACTTATTCAAAACGTAGGTTCTAACGGTCTAGTAAACCGTGATGCTCAAGGTTCTGCATTGCAGACTGGTAACGGCATCATTGAGATTGCTGGAATCAAGATCTATAAGTCTATGAATATTCCTTTCTTAGGAAAATATGGTGTTGCTTACGGTGGAACAACTGGTGAAACATCACCTTCTAACGTAGGTTCATTTGTTGGTCCAACAATGGAACCTGCTGCAGATACAGACACAGGTATAAACAACGACTACGGTGCTCAAACTAACTTCACTAAGTCTTGCGGACTTATCTTCCAGAAGGAAGCCGCTGGTATGGTTGAAGCAATCGGACCACAAGTTCAAGTAACTTCTGGCGATGTTTCAGTTATCTACCAAGGTGACGTTATTCTTGGTCGCTTAGCATGTGGTGCGGATTACCTAAATCCAGCTGCATCAGTTGAATTATACGTTGGTGCTTCTGCTCCTTCTGCATTCTAAGACTATTTATACGGGAGCTTCGGCTCCCTTTTTTTTATCTATATTATGGCTATTCCTACCACAAACTCTGCTAGTGAATTACCAGCAGTAAATCAAATATTGCAGACGGTTGGTCAAGCACCTGTAACGACACTCGATCAAACCAACCCAGACGTTGCGATTGCATACGATACGCTATTACAGGTGTCAAGGGAAGTACAGTCAGAAGGCTGGACATTTAATAAAGAATTTAATTATCCGTTTACACCGGACGCTAATAAAGAAATACTTATACCATCTAATATTCTCCAAATAGATCTTGCTAAAGATGAATCAGTTAGTAGGAACTACGACGTTGTAAGAAGAAGTGGAAAGTTATACGACAGACGTGAGCATTCATCTCAGTGGGATACCGTGATGAAATGTGATGTTGTCTGGTTGTTTGACTGGGTAGACCTACCACGTCCTATTCAAGATTACATAGTTGCTAGAGCTGCATGTTTTACAGTCAGCAGAATTGTTGGAGATGCAAACCTATACAAGATGTGTCAAGAAAAAGAAGCATACATGAGAGCTATGGCTCTTGAGTATGAATGTAATCAAGGTGAGTTTACTTTCTTTGGACATCCAAAAGATGGAAACTTCTACACCAGTTATGAACCTCATCACGCCTTACACAGATAATGCCTAATGTCACACAAACAGTTACTAACTATTTAGGCGGTGTATCTCGTCAACCAGATACAAAGAAATTACCGGGACAAGTTGTTGATGCTATCAACGCTTATCCTGACCCTACTTTTGGTTTAACTAAAAGACCCGGATTTAAATTTCTTAAAAATTTGGGAAGCGAAAATATATATGCCAATGCTAAATGGTTTTACATACACCGAGATGGAGATGAAAAATATATAGGTTGTATTAAAGGTACAGCTATTTATATATGGAATGCTGCATCAGGTGTACAAGCAACAGTTACATACACAAGCAATGCTAATACCAGTTACTTAACAGGGACTACTGCAAATGACTATGACGTATTAACTGTACAAGACACCACTTTAATTACAAATAAAACTAAAACTGTTACTACACAGGCTGCACCATCTTTTACAGCTAACAAATTAGGAACAGTCAGACTACGTGCCGTTACTGTAGCTACAACTTATAGCGTTACAGTTAATGGTTCTACAGTTACTTATACAACACCTAACGATTCAGCAGATGCTGATACTATTCTTACTAGTTTAAAAAACAGTATTGATGGATTAAGTATATCTGGATTAACAGTTACTAGATTAGATACAACACTTGAACTTAGTAGAACAAGTGCATTCACTTTGTCAGGTAAAGGTGGTGTAGATAATGAAAGACTAGATACTTTTCAAAATCAAGTAGCTAACGTTACTCAATTACCAGATAGATCTTTACACCACAGAGTAGTAAAAGTTTTAAATACAGCTAGTGATGATGATACATACTACGCCAGATTTATAGCTGACAATAGTACATCAGGTGTAGGTTACTGGGAAGAATTTATAGCTCCAGATGTATCTCCGGGGTTGACTGCATCAACTATGCCACACGAGCTAGTTAATACAGGTACTAATGCATTTACATTAAGAGAAGCTACATATACCGCACGTCTAGTTGGTGATGATACAACTAACTCACACCCAAGTTTTGTAGGTAAAAAGATACAACAGGCTTTTTTTCATAGCAGTCGTCTTGGTTTTTTAGTTGACGATAATGTTTCTCTTAGCCAAGCTAACGAGTTCTTTAACTTCTATCATGTATCTGCCAGAACACAGATAGCTTCTGATCCAGTTGATCTTAGTTGTTCTAGTATTAGACCAACACTTTTAACAGGTGTCTTACCAACTGCACAGGGTTTGATCTTATTTAGTAAGAACCAGCAGTTTTTAATGTTTGCACCTAATGGTTTATTTACACCTACTACAACTATTATTCGTGGTATCTCAAACTATGAGATGGATATCAATATAGATCCTGTAGACAATGGAAGCAATATAAACTTTGTTAGTAAGACTCCCGGCTACACACGTATTTATCAGATGCGTACAGCTGGACAAGAAATGAACCCAGTTGTTTTAGACATTGGGAGAGTTGTTTCAGAATATATACCAAGTACAATAACTAATTTAATAGCTAGTCCACAGAACAGCTTTATTGCGATGTGGGGTGCAACAGCTAATGATGTTTATTTCTATAGAACATATAGTGATGGACAACAAGAAGTTATGCAAGCTTGGTTTAGATGGAGTTTACCCGGAAAAGTACAAACACTTGCAGTAGACTCAGACGTTATGTATGCCGTCACAATGCAAGGCGGACAGTACACTCTATGCAGTGCCAGTCTTAACCAGACTCCAGAAGAATCTATTCTTGTAAACTCTGATGGAGATAAAATGAATCCTTGTGTGGATTTATATGCAACTGCTAGTTCAGTTGTTTATGACCAGACAGATCCATTAAATCCTTTTAGTAAATGTTATATACCTTTTAATAATGTAAACACTTTGTCTCCCGTCCTTGTAATTGGTAGTGATGCTAGTGATTTACAGAACCAAACTTATGTGGAATCTGGATTTACTATCACACCTACCATTGCTACAGATGGCACAGGAACCTACTACAAAGTACCTTTTAAAAATTTAACGAGTGTAGCCAGCAAAGTTATTGTTGGTTTTAAATATACATTCGACGTTCAATTACCAACTACCTATTACAAGTTAGACCCTAACGGTACACAAACTGACTTTACAGCTAACTTAACTGTGGCACGAATGAAGTTCTCTACAGGTTTGTCTGGAGTATTAGGTTTTAAATTAAAAAGAAATGGTGCTGCTGAATATAACGATGTACAGCCTATTGCACTAGCTAATTTCTATTTAGCTAATGACGTACCTCTGGCAAACCAGACGGTTGTAACAGTACCTATTCACCAACGCAATACAAACTTTGAATTAAAAGTTTCAAGCGATTCACCATTCCCTGTTTCATTGGCTTCGATGATGTGGGAAGGATATTACTCACCACGTTTCTACAGGAGGGCATAAATGAGTGGAGGTCGAAGCGCGCAAAACAAAATTATTGATCATCAAAATGAACAACAACGTAGACAATATGAATACGATCTAAAGAATTATGAGTTTCAATATGGTTTAGAGAGAGATGCTGATGGTAATTTTGTACAGCAATTTGATGAAGATGGAACAAAATCTGGTGTACTTAATAACCAATATGAATACCAACTTGAATCTTTAAACTTAAGAAAACAAGCTGATCAAGAAACTAGAGATTATCAAGAAGAGACTGCCAACCAGAACTGGGAGCAAGGCAAGTCCATGCAACAGTTTCAGTGGGATCAGGAAGATAGATTATTTAATAAAAATACAGAACAGTATGAAAGTCAGTTAGATGTTAATGAACTTGAATATCAAGATTCACTAGCTAGGGAACGTGCTGTTTTAAATGAAAGATTTATTGAATCAGCTTTTCAAAATCAAGGTATTATTGAAGATCTTTATGAAGCTACCGGGACAGCTGGTTTTAATAAAACACAAGCTAAACTAGGTCTTCTTAATAGAGAAAATACTATTGAGTATCAAAAACAGAAACAACTAACTAATTTAAAACAAAGCACTAGAGGTGCTGGTTACTCTACTGCTGCTAAACAATTAGATATTTTAGATGGTAGAGGTAAAGGTAGATATCAAACAGCAACTCAATATTTAGATTTAGCTTCTAAAGAAGCAGAAAACAGATTTGCAAAAGAACGTCTTAACTTAGATACGAGAACTCAAACTCAAGCATTAGAATTTCAAAATGAAATGCTTAGGAGAGAAAGTAATAAGCAAGCATTAGATACTGCTAAACAAATAGAAGATCAAGAAGTACAAGCATTACGAGCACAGGGTCAAGCACAACTTACACAAGCTGGTAGATCACAAGGTAAAGCTGTGCAAGGTATTTTGGCTGAACTAGGTAGGCAAAACAACTACTTAGCTGAATCTCTTATAAGAGGTCAAGATGTTGCTGGTGCAAGAATGAAGCAGAATAGATTAACAGCTTTAAACACTGTACAAAGAGCAGCTATTGCTGAACAACAAATAAATTTTAAGACAGTTGAAAACATTAATAAAGCAATGCTTAATGTTGGCGAAATTGATCGTGGCTTAAAAATGAGTGATGCTAAAGGTCAGATAAGTCTTGATGAAATACAACAGGGCGTCATGAATAATGTTGAGAATGCAAGTCTTGATGTACGTAAATTAGAAAATGAACTTACATCTGCACAAACTGAAACTGGTTTAAGTCTTAAGAAGATGGATTTTGATTTAGATATGCTCGGATCAAGATTTAAAACAAACCAAGACATAATACGTACTCAATTAGAAAGTGCTGTTAGAGCTTCTGAAATGAACCAGAAAGATGCATACAAAGCTAAGAGACAAGCAGATCTCAACGCAGAAGCCAGAAGAATGTTAGATCCTTCTAAAGGTAGAAACTTAGTAGATCTAGAAAACTTTAGACCTATTGAATTACCAGAAGCTATATACCAAGATCCAATGGCTCCAGAAGTTGGACCACCTCCAATAGAAGGTGCAATGCAATCTAATGTGTCATTTGGACAAGCTCTTCCCGGAGCTGCATTAACTGGTGTTACCAGTGGAATAGCAGCAGCTTCTATGTTAGGTGGTCCAGCTGGAATAGCAATAGGTATTGGATCAGCTTTATTTGGATTATTTTAAAAATTAAATACAATGAGGAATTTATCTTTTTCTGGGTACGCCCAAAGAAAAGGTTTTGACCCAAATCAGGTTCCCGATGAAACTTGGAAAATACAAGATGAAACCGAACGAACCCTACGTGGGATGCGTGAAGTACGTGATCAGAACCAACAAAACAGAAGTGAAGTTTTACAATCACTAAAAGAAAACAATAGGAAAGAAGAACAGCAAAGAGATCTGAATTTTAATTTAGCTCAAGAATTTAGACAGGCTTACCATGATGCTGAGATGCAGCATTATAAGCAGCGTGTATTAGATCAAGATGTAAAGATAAGAGAAGCTAAATTAAATTATGAAAGGTTTGAAAAATTAAAAGATTTAGCACCTAAAGCTATACAAGCATTTGGTCAATTTAATCAGCAGAGATTCCAAAAGATTCTTGAGAAAAAGTCCTCACTAAATATTGATTTAAGTGAGATGTTAGGTGCAGAACAATACCAAAAGTTCGTAGATCTAACAGCTCAAGGGTGGTCAGTTGGTGAGATTCTTAAGCAGAAGATGCCAGAATTAAAGCAACAGATTCGCAAGAATTTTTCTGCTTATGAATTAAGAGCTATTCAGCATGACATGGTTGACACTCATGTGTTCAACACTATGCGTAAAAGCTGGTCTGAATTTAGACAAACTGAAAAGTTAAATGGTCTGACATATAACGAAGCTGTTAAAGATCCTAATGCTGATAGAGCAACATTATCTGCCTACTTAACTGAATGGCGTAAAAAATACGAAGGTTCATTTGCTTTTGATGAAGAAGGCAGGCGAAAGTTTGGTGATGACTTTATTGCAAATGTAATTAGAAAAGAAATAGATGCGTATGCTGGCGAAGAAAGAAGATCAATCAATATTCATGTAGAGAAGAACCAAGAAGAAGAAGCATATAAAAACGAAGGTAAATCTTACAAGTTAATGTGGAAAGAAAATCCAGTACAAATATTTAATACTGCTAATTTAGCTCCTGATAGAGCTGGAATTATAAATACTGCTTTCACACATTTACATAATGGTTTTAAAGAGAATCTTAATAAACAATACACTGAACAATATCTACAACAACTAAAAGCTACAAAGATAATAGTTGACGGTAAAGAAACTACTCTTGGTGAAAAGTTTTGGAAAAGGTTTGATCCTATTGAAAAGACTTTAGAAAAACGACTTATACAAGATGATCGTAATAATTTTGAAAAAGCAAAGCGAGACTTTGAAAGATATGCTGGCGTTATCCAGAGAATGGAGCAACAAGGTTATGTAAAAAGTCCAGCACTCTATAAAAAAATTATGGAGGATATGGCACAGCAAGACCATATAAGCATGCAAGATTTTGAAAAGACTAATTACGGTAAAATATTTATTGATGGAGCTAATCGTTCAGAAGAAGAGTATTCAGTAGATAAATGGGATGGTTGGGCAAAACTTACCTTGGCAAATAAAGGTAGATTTACCATGAATGAGCTTAGTTCTGAAGCTATGCCATATTCAATAAAAAAACGACTATTTCTTAAAACTGCTGAAGGTAGAGGAATTGATGGACCTGAGTTTGATAAAGAAGTAGATAAGTTATTAAGGCAAGAACTTAAAGCATTATCAGGTTTAAAAAGCAAAGATCAATTTGGTACTACTCAGATCGATGGCATGATGCCCCATTCAAAAAAACATTTTTATAACTATCTATTTGATTACATGGATAAGAATGTTGCTGTGGATGCCAATGGTAATCCTAAAGGTGATACCACAGGTGTAGCAAGTTTAGCTCTGCAAGACTACATAAGAACCATGGATGCAAAGTCAGGTTTTTATCAAGTTGATGGAGTAGGAGTAGAAGCAAAATTTCGTAAGTTAGATGACCTACATCAATCAGCTGCAAAGATTAGAATAAGAGATCAATTACCATCTGACCTTGCATTAATTAATGACAAAGACTTCTTAACTGAAGAGATGGATCAACAAATAATTAATGCTGTACAAAACGGTGGAGCACTTCCTGATGTTGTTATAGATTTATACCAAGCAGCAAACGGTGTTTTAGATCCTATTGAAATAGTTAATGGAAGATTAAAAGCTAACGGTATTAAAGAGATTGAATATAAAGGTGCTCAGATACTGCATCAACATGTTCATCCAGACTTTAAAAAAGAAATGAATAATTTTCCTACTCAAGCTAAAACTGTAAATGCTTTAAAAGCTACAGCTGCTAAAGAAGGAAATGAGTTTGAAGTTATGGATTCTATTGTTGAAGCTGTAATGATGGATAAAGAAATTGCTAGTAAGAATGACCCTGATAAAGCCATACGTACACCTACTGGAATAAAAGAAATTAACTTAGAAGAAACAACTGTTGATGGCATATTTAATTTTATGCAATCAGGTCAAGTGTTTTCAATAAGTGGTTTTAATATAGATAAAGAAGATTTACGTAGAGAAATATCAGCAGGAAATTTAACTGGTAGTACTTTTTTAACAAAAGCTAATCTCCTTGATATAGCTAAACACAAGATGTATGACCAAACCACAAAGCTGTTTGCAAAAGCTATAGATGATGGAATACCTAGTGTAGGTCAATCATATACCTTACCTTTTAATTGGATGCAAAAACAAAAGAAGAAACTAAGAAAAAGCAGAGGTACTAGAGGTACAGATGCAAGTAGACAGAAAAATGTAGCTGCGTTTGATAAAGCTGTAACTAATTTAGTTGTACAAGCTTCCAATATAGAAGCTCAGGGTAACATACCTCTTGCTGGTAAGTTTCTTGTAGACAAAATTAGAGATGTAATAACAGCTGATAATCAAAATACTGGAAGAAAACAAAGATTTCAAAAAGCAAAAGAAACAGTTATTGCAGCAACAGCAGCATCTAAAGGTTTGAATTGGGATGACTTGACCTTTGAAACACAGAATTTATTTTTGATGGGATTTGAATAATGGATTCGTATAACAATAAAGGTCTGTTTGAGGTATCTGAGGATATTCGTAAACGCAGAGAACAAACACAAGTTGCACCTATAGACAAGACAACTAACGAAACTACACAACCAAAAGATCCTAAAGAATTTGGTTTAAAAGAAAACATACAAGAAGTAGGAGATGCAATAGTTGGTGGTGGTATAGATATCTATAACAGTATTGCTTCATTACCTAAACTATTAGATAAGAAGTTTTACCAACCAACTGATCCTAATAATCCATATAAATATGATGCTCCTTGGTTAATAAAAAATGCACCTATTACTGAAACAAGATGGGGTAAGTTTTTAAGAACTGGTATTGAATTTGTTGGAGGTACTGTAGGTACGGGAAAGATATTGTGGGGTGCTAAAGGATTAAAAGGAATAGCAGCAGCAGCAAAGCTTAGTAGAGCTGGACGTATTGGTATGTCCGCAGCATCTGGTGCTACTTATGATCTAATAAGTAATCAATCACAAGAATCAAACTTAACTAGAGTTTTAGTTGATACCTTTCCTAATAAAGCTGGTATTTTAGAACCTTTGGCTACAAAGGAAACTATGTCACCAGCTATGAAAGCTTTCTACAACATGGGAGAAGGATTAGGTATTGGTGGACTGATGGATGTTGCTTTTGAAGCTGCTGGTTGGGGTGTGCGAGCATACTCAACAAGTGCTAAAAAAACACAGAAAGCAGTTACAGGTAATAAAGATGAACTTATTAAAGCATTAGATGAAAGCTCAGATATTGACTATGTAGCTAAAGAAGCAGCTGTTCTTAAAGGTGCTAGACAGGTATATGAGAAAGCTGTTTATCGTAGGTACACTAACGATTTAAAGAAACTAGGTAACGATACTCCACTTCCTAAAGATCAATTTCTTAAAAAGAATAAAAGTTGGGAAAGGTTAAAGCCCGAAGTACAGCAACAAAAGATGAATGAGTTTGCTGAAAAGAATGAAATTGAATGGGGCGAGTATAGAGATTTAACCAGTAGAGCTAGAAAACAAGGTGAAGCTAATGTTGATTTACAACAAGAGCAACTTGAGTTTGACTTAGCTACTGGCGGACCAAGATCAAATCCAGCTTATTACAAAGGTGGAGATATAACTGATAACCAAGCATTAAGCTCTACAGATAATCCTGTAGAAGGTGTCAGAGATATGATCGAAATCCGTAATAATCCTACTCAAAAGTATGGTGCTCCTAGAGGAACCATGACTGAAGCAAATATACGTAGAACTGAATATACAGCTCCGGGTGTAATGCTTGAAGAAATAAATTCTCTAAGTAAAACCTTACAAGCTAGTCCAGCTTTTCAAAGATTATCTAGCAAAGTAACTAACGATGCACTAGATCGTGATTTTAAAAGAGCTTCGGTAGACCTACTTAAATTTATGGATGACTCAGGTCATTCCAGATTAATGGATATTCCTGAGCAAGATGTTCTTAACTATATAGGAGATCCACGAGCTGCTACTGAATTAGCTGATGGAGAAGTTCTTCATTATTTAAGTCCAGTACAGTTAAAGTCAATGGATTTAATTAGAGGTCAACTAGCATATGAAGCTAGAGACTTAGCTAAAGCTGCATTAAGTGTTGCTGAAAAAATAGATGTATCTGCTAATGGTTCATTATTAGATGGAATATTAGCTAGACACTCTGCACTAGGAAGACTAAGAAAAGAAGCTAGTTTAGCTAGTTCTGCTGAACTTAGGTCTTATGGTGGTGGAGCTATATCTAGAAAAGAATTAATTGCTAGAGCTTCTGATGATGCAGCTGCTGAAGCTGCTACTTTAAAAGAAGTACTTAAGAATGATCCTGACAATGCTTTATTAGAAGGTTATCTTCATTTCACTGCTGAAAGTAATGGGAGTTCTCAGACATTTAAAGACTTTAATGAGTTCTTTAAACGTAAGCTTAGAGGATATAAGCAAGGTGATGTATATCAGAGGAACGCAATCTTAAACGAAATGATGACTATGGGTGTTAACTCTATGTTGTCTGGTCCTAAAACACCTGTGCGTGCATTAGTAGGTACTGGTTTGGGAACTGTTATGCGTCCTGTTGCAACCATGCTTGGTGCTCTAGGTAGATCTGATGACACTGTTATGAGAGGAGCATTCCATAATATTGGTGGAATGGTTGAAGCTAGAAATGAAGCTTGGAAAAAAGCAGTTGCTGACTTCCAATCTTATTCAATGAAAGAAGATGGATTTAGAGGATATATAAAAAATAGAAAAGATGAAGAGTGGGAACAGATGATGTCATGGGCTAGTTCTTATGGAACTGCTGGTGATATGGCTAGTGCTAAGTTTGCTGACGCTCTAAGAGGTATTAACAAAATACCAATCTTTAACTATGGTCCTCGAATAATGAGATCAATGGATACCTTTTTTACTCAAATAATAGGTAGAGGTAGACAAAGACAACTAGCTTTTGAAAACGTATATAAAAAAATAAATGATAAAGGAATTGTTGTTTCTGACGCAGATCTAGATGATTTAGTTAGGGCAGCTGAAGTTGATTTTGAAGGTAAGGTATTTGATGGTGATGGACGTCTATCAGATGAGATGGCAAAGTTTGCTGCTGATGAAGCAAAGCTAACTCAGGAGTTAAAAGGGTTTGCTAAGTCATTAGATAAGATGTTCGATCAAGCACCATTCTTTAGACCTTTCTTTCTGTTTGCAAGAACTGGTGTAAACGCTTTGACTATGACATCAAAGTACACACCTATCCTTAACTCATTTATTAAAGAACATGCTGACATAATGGGTAAAGAATGGAATCATCCAGACTTACTACAATATGGAATTAAATCAGCAAGTGATCATGAAATAGCTAAAGCTACTATGCGTGGTAGACAGGCTATTAGTTATGGCTTTACCAGTATGGTTGCATGGGCTGCACTAAACGGCAATATAACCGGTAATGGACCTCCTGATAGAGGACTTAGAAGTACATGGCAAGCATTTGGTTGGCAACCTAGATCAATTAAAATTGGTGATTCTTATGTTAGTTACGAATCTCTAGAACCATTTAATGGAATACTAGGTTTTGTAGCTGATATTGTTGACTCTCAAAAAGTAATGGGAGATGAATGGACATCAAATAACTTTGGTAAGGTTTCTTACTTATTACAAGCAAACATAGTTAATAAATCATTCCTTGCTGGATTACTACAACTATCTGATCTACTAACCTCACAAGGTGCTGATGCTCCTAGAGTTGCAGCTAACTTTGTAAACAACCAGATACCACTTGGTTCTATGCGTAACGAGATTGGTAAATTATTATCTCCCGGTATGCGTGAATTAGAGTCTGGATTCTGGCAAAGTATTCAAAACAGAAACCTTTGGGCTGATGTTTTTGTTAAAGGAAAAATGCTTCCTTATAGATATGACCAATTAAATGGTGAGATTCTCAGAGACTGGGAACCTATGACTAGATTAATGAACGGTATATTACCTTTTAATGTAAACATAGGAACCTCTAATGAAACTAGAGAACTTTTATTTAGAAGTGGTGTAAACCTAAAACAAACATTTAATACTGGACCAAATGGTGAAAACTTAGAAGGTCATCCTGATCTTAAATCTAAGTTTCAGTTCTACATGGGACAGGAAAATGTGGAAGCAGAACTCACCGACATGATACAAAGATATCCTCAGATTAAAGAATCCATTATCGAAATGGAAAAAGATAGAGCAGCTGGTGAAAATTATGAACCCAGACAAACTCTACATGCTGATCAATTTAGAAGTGTTTTAAGTAATGCCAAGAAAAGAGCTTGGGCTTTGTTATTACAAGACGACGCAGTTGGTGGTAAAGCATCAATTCTTACTAGAGAACATGAATTAGGTATGATTGGAGATCGTTCCAGAAAGATAGGCGACTACGTAACTGAGGAAAGAACAAAACAAGAAATTGAAAAAATTAAAAACCTACCCAAATAAATAATCCGCCCAGTCAAACACTTTTTTAGCGTAAATGGCTGTCACACAAACTCAATACACAGGGAACGGCAATACCGTTCTATACTCTTTTACATTTCCATATTTAGCAACAACAGACGTTAAGGTTAAAATTAACGGTGTTACGCAAGCGACAACTGAATACTCTCTCGCCAACGCTACAACAGTACAAATGAACTCAGCTCCAGCTAATGGAGCTACTGTCTTAATATTCCGAGATACAGATAACGACAATAAAAAGGCGACATTCTATCCCGGATCTGCAATTAAGGCTGAAGATCTAAACGACAATATAGACCAGATTCTATACGTTGCTCAAGAGGTTGATAACAACGCTATGAGCACACTTGGTGATGATGCTATGCAAGGTGACTTAAGCCTTGGTAATAACAAAATCACTAACCTTGGTAATCCCAGTAGCGGAACTGATGCTGTTAATAAAACAACATTAGATTCAACTATTGATACTGCTATAGAATCTGACGTCTTAGTCGGTACTGATTTATCAAAATCTGCGAGTGGTGGTCAAATCACTATAAATCACAATGTTAGTGGTGCAAATACAACCATTAATAACAGTGGTGGAAATGTTGTACAAGATATAACTATCTCAGCTCAGGGTCACGTTACATCGGCTGGTTCTGTCAATTTAGACAATAGATACTACACCGAAACTGAACTTAATGCGGGACAGTTAGACAACAGATATTTCACTGAAACAGAACTCAGTGGAGGACAACTAAATAATCTTTACTATACAGAAACAGAATTAGATGGTGGTCAATTAGACAACCGCTACTTCACAGAAACTGAATTAAATAATGGAGCTTTAGATAATAGATATTTTACTGAAGCTGAATTAAACAACGGTCAACTAGATACTAGATACTTTAGACAAGACAGTAGTGAAACTATAACAAGTGGAGCTACATGGTCTGGTAGTGATAACTTTATTGCTACAACAGCTGCTATTGATGCACGTATTGTTGACTTAGTTGATGATGTAGGTGGTTTTGTACCTATTGCAAACGAAACAAGTTTCCCGGCTACAAACCCTGATGTTAATAACGGTACAGGTACGCTTGTCTCTATTAAATCCATAGCTTCAGCACGAACACCAAGTGGTGGTTCAGTTGTAATAACAAATGGAGCTGGATCAGGAAATGATGTAACTATTACTGGTTTAGGTACTACGGTCCTACCCGCTGGTTATGGTGTCATCGTTGAAACAACAGGAACAACTCATACATATACATTCCACAGATTATCTCCTGACGCTACCAGCGTTACAGCTGTATCTGCTATACCTAATGAGATAGCTACAGTTGCAGGGATATCATCTCATGTACAAACAGTATCTGGCATTAACAATGATGTACAGGTAGTTAGTGCAAACAACTCTAATGTAACTTCAGTTGCTGGAAGCATTACCAGTGTAAACACAGCTGCAAGTAACTTAGACCAAATACAAAACTTTGCGAATGTTTATAGGATTGTTAACTCAGATCCTACAACCAGTCTTAATGCTGGAGATTTAATATTTAATACTACCACTAATAAGTTCAGAGTTTATACCGGAGCTGCTTGGGTAGATGCTGTTGCTAGACAGTTTAGTGACAGCACTGACATGTTGTTTGGTAATAGTAATGATCTAGAAATTAAGCACGATGGCACTCACTCAAGAGTTCATAACAATACTGGTTCTTTATTATTAGAAACCGACTCTAACAGTATTCAACTTAATAAGGGCACAAGTGAAAATATGCTTGTAGCAACTATAGATGGTTCTGTTGAGCTTTTTTTTAATGGTGCTGGAAAACTAGCAACAAAAAGCAATGGAATTAATGTTACAGGTAATGTTGATATTACTGGTTTACTTTCAATAGATGACAACCAACAAATAGTTTTTGGTAATAGTCATGATCTGCAAATAAAACATAATGGATCTGACAGCAGAATAATTAACAACGGCAGTGATTTATATCTATATACAACAGGTGATCATGAAGTAAAAATTTTGGCTGATAGTCAAAACGCAATTATATGTAAACCTGATGGAGCGGTAGAACTCTACCACGACAACGAAAAGAAACTAGAGACTAAAAGTTTTGGAGTTCAAGTTACAGGAGAATTATATTCTGATGGTTTAAGGGTCGGAGATAATGAGAGAATACGTATTGGTGATAGTGAAGATCTTCAACTTTATCATGATGCTAATACAAGTTACATAAAAGACTCTGGCACTGGTAATTTAAGACTTGCAACCAATGTAGGCGAATTTAGAAATGCTGCTGATGATGAAAATTTAGCAAGATTTCTTGAAAATGGAGCCGTAGAACTCTTTTATGACAACGATAAAAAGCTAGAAACAACTTCTTATGGAGTTGCTTTTGTAAGAGAAGCTAAATTTGATAACAATACAAACGCTGGTAAAGATGTAATTTGGGATCCAGCTAACGATCAAATGAGGTGGACAGATAATACTAAAGCTACTTTTGGAACTGGATCGGATCTTGTAATTGACCACGACGGAAGTCATAGCAACATTCATAATACTGGTACTGGTAATTTACATATTAGAGGTAATGACTCAGATCAAATTAAACTACAAGCAAAATCTGGTGAACAGTCTATTGTTTGTTATTCTGACGGAGGAGTAGAGTTATATTTTGACAATAATCCTAAATTTCAAACAACCTCAAATGGTTGGAAATCCAATGATAACGTTAGAGGTATTTTTGGAGATGGTGGAGACCTAGAAATTTTCCATGATGGAAATAACAGCCTTATTTATGAAGGTGGAACAGGTAATTTATCTATACAAAGCACTGCTGGTGAAATACAACTTTCTAAAGGTGGTACTTTTGAACATATGGTTCGTGCCATTGTAGATGGATCAGTAAAACTTTATCATAATGGAACTGAAGCTTTAACAACAACAGCTGATGGTATCCAAGCAATGACCGATGCTGGAGAAGGAAGTATATACATAAAAGGTGGAGAAGGTGGTTCAAGTGCTTTATATTTACACGCAGATCAAGGAGATGATAATAATGATCAGTACAGAATTATTGCTTCAGATAATGATTCTATATTTCATCAAAATTATGCGGATGGTAATTGGGAAAACAATATAAAAGCTACTGGCAACAGTTCTACTACACTTTATTACGACGCCAGTCCAAAGTTAAGCACTCAAAGTTATGGAGCAAAAGTAGAGTCTAGTAATTTTTCTACTTTTGAAATTAGAGCCGCTGCTAATGATGCTGTACTAAAGCTAACTTCTAATGATAATGACAATACAGATTGGACAATTCATAATGATTATTCAGAGTCTAATGATTTAGATTTTAGATTTAATAATGGTCGTAAAATGAATCTTGATTCTAGTGGTAATTTAACAGTTACAGGTTCAGTTACTACTGGAGATCTCAATATGTCTAACCTCAATGCAATTTCTGGGAATGAAGTAGATGGTACTAAAGGTAATTGGACTATGCAAGAAGGAGAATCTGATTTATTTCTTATTAACCGTATAAGCGGTAAAAAATACAAATTTAATCTTACAGAAATTAATTAACAACAATGGCAACAAAAACTTGGGAAGTGAATACACTTCAACGCGAACTTGCAGATGGATACGTAAATAAAGTTATCTATAGAGTTAATGGTACTGATGGTACTTATACAACAAGAGCTACTGGTGAAGTAGATTTACCAAAGCCAGACACTCTTGTACCTTATGGTGACTTAACAGAAGCAACTGTTATTGGATGGGTTAAAGCAAAACTAGATGCAGATAATGCAGGCACTGTAGCAAATATAGAAGCTGCAATAGATGCAAACATCTCTGCACAGAAAACACCTGTTTATGGTGTTGGTAAGCCTTGGAGCTAGGTGAAGCAATCCACCTTCCAACCTTAGCCTTACCTCCCGCCCAGCAATATCCCACTCCAGCATTAGATTTACCTACAGCTGATATTCCATCCTATAAACCTTTAGTCGTACCTCCTAGTGATTTACGTAAACCTAAAGAAACAAAATCTAAGACAAAAGAAAAGACTGAACAACCAGCACCTACTCCAAAATTTGAAGTACCATATTTTAATTTTGAAGTACCACTTCCTACAACTGAAGTAGTTATGGCTGCAACTTATGCAGCCGTAAGTGCGGTGGCAGTTACAACTTTTGCACAACCTTTTTTTAACACTATTAAAAAGAAACTACAGAAATCAATACAAGCAAAAGTAGATAAATGGAAGCAAAAACCTCCGAAAAAAAGGGACTCCTTACCAAACTAAAAGAAAACGTAGATGACCATGAAGAACAGATGCAAATACTTGGTGCAATGGTGCGCCTTGGTGTTGTTATTTGGAGTGGATTTATCATCACTTTAAATTATGTTGAGCTACCTATGGTTAAAAAACCTTTAGGTGCATCCTCTGATATCACTTTCGTAGCCAGCATTTTTACGGGGGCACTAGCCACTTTCGGGCTGTCTACGGGCAATGGTAAGAAGAATGGAAACGGTAACGGAACATCTATAAATAAACCAAAAACATGAAGAAATGGATTCTTCTCTTAGCACTGTTGTCACCCGCAGTAGCGAGAGCAAACACAGTAACCCCTCAGTTCACACAGGGGTCTATGAACTCAACGACAACTACCACTCAAACAGTCCAAGAAGTCAAGCAAACACAGGTATTTGGATCAGAAGTCAAAAGCTGGTCAGGCTCAAATGTAACTCCTTCTGGAGACATTGCAGCATCAGATACAACCTTCTCTGTAGAAG